GTTGCCAATACGTATGTTTATTCATTGACAGGCGCTGGCCAGAAATTCCGCGTATCTAGCGATCCATTAAATACCACCAGCAATGTCGTCATGCAAAACATTAGCGTGTCTGATATGCGTCAAAAGCAAAATTTCACACCAATTGTCACTAACATCCCAGCACAATATTGCTTTGAGGGCGTTGACAATAATGGTGACGCTCAAGTTCAGCTATATGGACGTCCTGACGGAGTCTATAGCATCAAGTTTTTCCTGACTATTCCACAGAATACGTTGGCAACTGATGGCACATCTATATTGGTGCCGGATACATTAGTTGAACAAAATGCCTACGCCAGAGCCTTGGTTGAGCGTGGTGAAGATGGTGGACTATCGTCATCTGAAGCCTACAACCTATATCGCTCTATGCTATCGGATTACATTTCGTTAGAAGCTACTCGCTTTCCTGAAACGCAGGAGTTCGTTCCAACATGAGTCAAACACTAGAACGCTTTAGTGTATCCGCGCCAGGCTTTTACGGCCTGAATACGCAAGACTCGCCGCTTGATTTAGCGTCTGGTTTTGCCTTGACTGCGATTAATTGCGTTATTGATCAATATGGTCGAATTGGCGCTCGCAAAGGCTGGTCAAGACAAAACACTACATCAGGCAATCTTGGCGCTAATAATGTTGGCGTAATTCATGAGCTGGTGGAAACAGATGGCACTGTTACTACATTATTTGCCGGAAACAATAAGTTATTCAAGCTAAGTGGTTCAAGTGTAGTTGAATTGACCTACGGCGGCGGCGGCACCGCCCCAACTATTACAGCTAATAATTGGCAATGTGCGTCGCTTAATGGAATAACGTATTTTTTTCAGTCTGGATATGACCCATTAATTTATGACCCAGCGGTTAGCACAACAACGTATCGCCGAGTAAGTGAAAAAACAGGTTATGCGGGTACGGTTCCTCAAGGCAATATCTGCATCTCAGCTTATGGTCGATTATGGATAGCTAACACAACAACGAACAAAACAACACTAACCTTTTCTGATTTACTTTCTGGCCATATTTATACCGGTGGCTCATCGGGTACGTTAAACATAAATAACGTATGGGCAAATGGTGCTGACGAGATAACTGGATTAGCAGCGCACAATGGATTTTTGTTTATCTTTGGTAAACGGCAGATTTTAGTATATCAAGGCGCAACAACACCTAGCACGATGTCGTTGTACGATACCGTGGTAGGTATCGGCTGCCAATACCGTGATTCGATTCAAAGTACAAACACCGATGTCGTATTTTTGTCAAACAGCGGTGTGCGCTCCGTGCTTAGAACCATTCAGGAAAAGTCAGCGCCATTTCGTGACTTAAGCAAGAATGTTCGTAACGATCTGATGCAGTTAGTAGCGGGTGAAACTCCGGCGAATATTAAAGCTGTTTATTCAGAAGTTGATGCGTTTTATTTGCTGACGTTTCCTACGGCAAAACAAGTTTATGTGTTTGATACGCGAAATGTGATGCAAGATGGTTCGTCGCGGGTAACCACGTGGACTCAGATTGAACCGACAGCACTCTATGCGTTGCGCAATGGCGATTTGCTTATTGGTAAGAATGGATATGTTGGTAAATATAATGGGTATCTTGACTATACCTCAACGTATAGACTGTATTACTACACCAATCATGCTGATTTAGGTGATCAATCTATTACGTCGATTATTAAACGAATTTCGGCGGTATTAATTGGTGGAAGTAATCAAATTGTCACCATTAAGTGGGGGTATGATTTTAGCGGTAACTATTTGTCCGAAAACATATCGATACCGACACAAACCGTTGCTGAATATGGCGTTGCTGAATATGGCGCTAATGGTGATCCACTTGCGGAGTATTCCGGCGGTATTGTAGTTCAAACGGTAAACGCGCAAGCTAGCGGATCGGGGAAAATCGTTCAAACAGGCTATGAAGCAGAAGTTAATGGATTTGAATTATCTATTCAAAAGATTGAAATTTTGGCCAAGCGTGGCCGTATAAGCTAAGGGGCGGCAGATGTCTAACTATACCAAATCAACCGACTTTGCATCTAAAGACTCGCTAGCTTCAGGCGACGCGAACAAGATTGTAAAGGGTACGGAGATTGACACCGAGTTTAATAATATTGCTACTGCGGTAGCTACTAAAGCAGATTCAGCAAGCCCGAGCTTTAGTGGAACTGCGACGTTTAATGCTTTATCGACTGCTAGCGCAACAATTACTGGCGGTTCAATTACTGGAATTACGGATATAACCGTTGCCGATGGCGGCACGGGCGCATCAACGGCAGCTAATGCTAGAGCCAATCTAGGTACTGTTGCAGATACTGCTGCTAATGGTATTGCGGCTAGAACCGCAGCAAACACATTAACAGCCAGAACAATTACTGCCGGAACTGGAATCACAGTAACAAACGGTGATGGGGTATCGGGAAACCCTACTATTGCTAATTCTGGAGTAACTAGCGTTAACGGAAGTTCTGGTGCAGTAACAATCAATACACTTACTGCGGCAACAGTCGTAACTGCATCTGGTACGTCATTTGAGTTTACTTCTATTCCTGCCTGGGTAAAACGAATTACGATAGCTATTGCCGGTTTATCTACGTCAGGAACGGGTGACGTATTGATTCAGCTAGGAACATCTAGCTCGTATGAAATAACTAATTATCTTGGCGCGGTTAGCACATCCGCAGGAACAGCAGAAAATTTTACGACAGGATTTAAAATAGTAAATTCAAACTCAGCCGCTAATTTATACGGCGGCATTATTACTCTAGTAAATCTCAGCGGTAATACATGGGTTGAATCAGGTAACTTAGGAATATCTACTGCCACACTTAGACATAGTGCAGGGTATAAATCGCTTTCGGCAGCGTTAACTAGACTACAATTTACTATTGATGGCACTCAGACTTTTGACGCCTCCGGTACCGTTAACATTCTTTATGATTAATCTATGAGCGCCGTACTTGAAGATTTGGGTGGTGGTATTACCCACCATTTTTCTGATGGTTTGTATGCCAAGGAAGCGTTTGTTCCTGCTGGCACGGCTATTATGAAGCACACGCATAACTTTAGTCATCTATCTATTTTGGCTAAAGGTAAAGTAGCAGTTATGAAGTGCGACGTCATTGAGATAGTTGATGCGCCGGCCTGTATAAATATTGAAGCAAATGTGGTTCATGGCATTAAGGCCATGAGCGATTGTGTATGGTTTTGTATCCATGCGACGGATGAAAAAGACCCGTCCAAGGTGGATGACGTTTTAATTAAAGGGGATTGATATGCCGTTAGCTTTTGTTGCTGCGGGCGCAAATTTACTCGGTGGATATATGCAAGGCGAGGCGGCAAAATCTGCCGCTGAAACATCAGCAGATGCTCAATTAAGAGCCGCTAGGCTTGCTGCTGAAGAATCTCGCTTTCGTCCTATAGGGGTAACGACTCGCTTTGGCCAAAGTAATTTTCAATTTGACCCAAAAACTAAACGCTTATCTGGCGCTGGATATAACGTATCCCCCGAGCTACAAGCCTATCAAGATCGTTTAATGGCGCTTACTGGTGGCGCTCTAACAGATGCTGAAGCTGCTAGAGGTCAATACCAGCCGTTAACTGGAGCGGCGTCCAGTCTATTTAACTTAGGCCAACAATATCTTGCTCAGTCGCCTGACGAAGTAGCAGCTCAGTACATGCAGCGTCAGCAAGATTTGTTAGCGCCTAGCCGTGAGCGTCAATACGCACAACTGCAAAACCAACTGTTTAATACTGGTAGAGGTGGTTTAGCAGTTGGCGCTACAGGTGAGCGACCAGGGGGCGGTGCTGGCCTTGGCGCTAGTAATCCAGAACTAGAAGCGTACTACAACGCAATAGCGCAGCAAGACGCAGCGTTATCTGCCCAAGCTCAACAGGCCGGTCAACAACAGCTCGCATTTGGTACGGGCTTGTTTGGCCAAGGCGCTGGATTGTTAGGTCAATTCCAAGCGGGTCAAGTAGGCGCGCTAAATCCGTTTACGACGTACCTTGGTGGCGCAAGTACATTAGAAAGTCTTGGCCAGCAGCCGTTGGATATTGGCGCACAGCTAGGTGGCCGTGCGGCTACAGCCGGAGGTAATGTTGGGCAAGCATTGCTGACAGGTGGATTAAATGCAGCACGTACTATGCAGCAAGCTAATGCTTACAGTCCGTTTGGAACTGCGCTACAAGGTGCTGCGAATAATCCGTATATTCAGCAAGGCGTAAATAGTTTATTTGGTGGTGGTGGTGGGTCGCCAACAGGATCGTACGATTTATCGTCAGTAACTCCTCAAAGAACGTACGCTCCATCTGCGCTAATAGGAGGCGATATGTATCGTCGAAGTGCTTATGATTATTACCCTGGCGGTGATTTTGGCGGCGCGTTATAAAATTAAGGAGCAGTTATGGCAAGCGAAATCTTAGGGCTATTTACATCGCCAGAGCAATACAACATGATGCAGCAACAAACGGCGCGAAATCAAGCGCTTCAGTTTGCTGAACTTGATCCATTTCAGAGAGCTAACTTTGGCATCTATCAAGGCGCTGGGCAGTTAGCTGGTGCTGGTGCCCGTTTGCTTGGTGGTGAAGACCCACAACTTAAAAAAATTACTATGCGTCAGCAAATGTTGACTGGCGCTGGTGGGATGCCACGTATTGATTTAAACGACCCAAATTCTATGCTTCGTGCGGCTAATGCGGCACAAGGATTTGATCCTGAATTTGCGCAAGGTTTGATTTCTGCTGCTAATGATTTGGCTAAGAATATGGCCGATATGCGCTCAAAGACAGCCACTGCTGTAAAAACAGAATTAAGTATTACACAAGAAGAAAATTTACGTCGAGAGCTTGGCAATCTTAGTCCAACAGCTACTAACGAGCAAATTCTTGCTGTTGTTTCCAAGTATGGCCCACCAGAAAAAATATTGAGTGTATTGCAAGGCGCTCAGACGGCAGAAGCTGAAAGAACAAGACGCACGGAAGAATCTCAAGCAAAACTTGAACAGCGCAAACAAGAATTAGCAGATAAAGCAGCTAATGATGCTCAAGCGCGTCAAGAAAAATTTGATAGAGATTTGGCTATAGCTCGTGAAAATAATGCTTCTCGCGCAGAGCAAGCTAGATTGCAACGAGAATTTTTGGCTAATGAAAATAGACAAAAAGCATTGGATAGAAAAGCATTATCTGATCTAACTCAAGCTGCTAAACCATTACCTCCTGGCATTCAAAAAGCTGAAGATGCTGATTATGAGGCAGCAACAGCAGCGATTAACTTAGCAAACGATGCTGATAAGTATTTAAATAGCATTCAGTCTGGAAATATTAAATTTGGATTAAAAGATCGATTAAGTATTACCGCACGAAGCGCATTAGGTTCTAATGATCCTGATGTGGTAGCACGTAATGATTTTGAGCGCTTTAAAAAGACAATAATAAACGAATCGCTACGTTTAAACAAAGGAACACAAACCGAAGGCGATGCAGCTCGCGCAACGAAGGAATTAGAGGGAGCTGAATCCGCTAATGATGCCGCTAAAGCTATCCAAACATTGCGTGATTTAAATACCCGTCGTGCTGGTGACTATGTTGGGTCTATTGATCGCCGTCGTGCTAATTCAAAATTAGCTCCAGTAGAAGTTAAATTGGAAGTACCTAAATTTGAACCACGGGTATTTACTAATGCCGACTATGCAGCATTGCCAAAGGGTACTGTATTTATTGATGACAAGGGTGTTAGAAGGAGAAAACCATAATGGCAAAAAACGCATGGGAAGACGCTCCGGTCGTTCAGGATGAAGCTCCTCAAGTATCTACGTCGGTATTTCAACCATCCGTGCCATATTCTGGCGTGGCAGAGGCTGGTCGTGCTGTAGCGCAAGGCGCTACATTTGGTTTTGCTGATGAATTAGAAGCGGCATTGCGCACTGGCAGAATTAGCGGCCCTGACTATGAGCGCTTACGCAATCAATTGCGCGCTCAGCAAGGTCAATTCGGTCAAGACTATCCGAACGTCAAAACACCATTGGAATTGGCTGGTGGATTGATTGTGCCATTTGGTAGCTTACAAGCTGCAAACCGTTTAAAAACTGGCACACAATCAATGTTAGCTGGTGAAAGACTAGGCGGCCAAATAGCGCGTGGGACAGCCGTGGGAGCCATTACAGGCGCTTTGTCTGGCGCTGGCTATGCAACCAAAGACACCGGAGAAGAAGCGGTCAAAGGCTCTATTTTTGGCGGTGCGTTAGGTGGTACAGTTCCTGTTGCGCTTAAAGGTGCTGGCACCGTTATTCGTAACGTCTTAAATGCGTCAGGCATTGGCGACCAACAAGCTGCATCGTCAAAAATTCTGGCCAACTACCTGCAAAAAGACAATTTAACACCTAATGAAGCAATGGCCGCATTGGATGAGCTGCGCCGCATTGGCGTACCTAATGCCACCATTGCTGATCTTGGTGAGAATCTGCGCGGCTTGGCTAATAGTGCTTATTCCGTGCCATCTAAGGCCAAGACAGGTACTCAGAACTTCTTAGAGAGTCGTTTAATTGACCAGAAAAATGATGTGGTTACAGCGTTGGCCAATAAAGCTGGTTTAGACATTAATGCTAATGGCTACGAAAGACTA